GCCGGATTGAGTCTGACGGCATAGACTGCACTACTTCGCCATCAGTACAAGGTATTTCACCGATGTAAGCAAAAAGGTCTGGGCGTAACACAGCAATACGCTTTAGAGCTTGATTCGCAAACCCTATCAGTACGTCATCGCTGTATCGCTGCGGGCTATTAGTATCCTGCAGAATACGGCGAACCTCAGTGACTACATCGTCAAGTATCATTGTTCAACCCACGCTTCGTTTTCTGGGGTGCTAGGGTCATCAGCAATGTAATGTCCTTTGCTGTTTCTAGCACGCTCTAAACTCTGAGTTACTTCTGCAGCCAACTCCGGTGGAGTAGTATCTGGCTCTTCTGGTATCTCAGTATCTAACTGTACCTTAGATTTACGCCCTTTTTGTTTTTTGGGTATAAACTTTTCAGGAAATGCTTGTTCTTCCGTAACCTCTACGGTCAACGGATTCTCCGCCAAAATTTCGTTCCAGCCGTAAATCTCACCGTCGTTGACGTTCTTAAGCCATCTAGCCATTACGACCTCCTCACAGGTTTAACACGTTTAGCCTTGCCTGCAGGCTGTCCTATTCGCTTCTTCTGCGCCACGCGGCTCTTCTTTTCCGCCGCTGTTAACTCTGACGCAGTTTTAGGCGTTTCGCTCGACACTCGCTTGCTTGGCCTACAATATGGAGTACCACGTTTTTCACCTTGTTGTCTACCACAAGGCTTACCAGTGCGCACATCCACCCACTTCTCCTTAAACCACCGTTTAAGGTCTGCTCCCTCTTTACTTTTTCTTACTGCCACTTTTACTACCCCAGTTCTTAGCGCCTACTTTACGGCACTTTGCTAAGGCTCCTGACGCGTAAGCCGAGGGCCAAACTTTATATCTTGACTTCACCTTATAGTAGCAGGCGTCTTTTTTAGATTGTGCTTTAGGTGCTGCCATATCTATTACCACTTTTTACATGACCAATATCTTGCGGTCATCTTTGATGGAGGATTGCTGTCACAGCCATGCCTCGCACGAAAATTTTTGCGGCGCCCCGGCTGGTCTTTTTTGATCGTCATGTTGGCGTCGCCAAATCGAATAATTTTTTCTTTACCATTTTGACAGGCTTTAACAACAAATTTTTTGCCGCCCTGTACCTGCCGCTTCGGCTTGTTACAGGCCATCTTTGATTTGTCGATCTGCTTAGCCATACTATGCCTCCGTAAAAAATACAGTTAGTGTAGTACCGGCCTGAACAGTTGCATATATCCCATCGTGAAATAATATGCCTCCCTTAGGCATATCTAAATAATCTGTGCTTTTTCCATACACCTGATAGACATATGGTGTTAGCCCTGAAACAGAGCTAGTGGCGGAATCATAGAAGTTATAGGTAGAATCGCTAGACAAAGGATGGTAAACAACAACTTTGTTTATATAAGCTCGTCTCGCACTAACAACGCCATCTGCGGTTATTTGTACGGCTTTAACCCCGTGTTCATCAATATTTGGCATGTCCGCCTCCTGATTAGAGAGGGGGGCCGAAGCCCCCCAATCCTTTATGCGCAGTCAACCATTACAACTGTCAGCGTCATAACTGCTGCGTCTGCTGCGTTAACAGTAGTCACATCAATCGTATCTGCTGCAGTGTAATACTTACCGCTTGCCAAACCAGTAGGGGTACCGGCTGACGGAGTGGTAATGTAGGCTGCTGCCGTGTTAGCGTTTACGCCATCAAGGTAGCCATCTGGATCGTCGCCGTCACCAACGTCGATTGTCAGAGTGCCGCCCTCAGCAGTGGTGACATTAAGAGCTACCGAAGTAACCAGCGTATTTGCTGGAATCTTGATAACTTCCAAAACGTCAGTTGCTGCTAGCGCAGTAAGACCTGCAGCCGCACGAGCAGTCGTGATAGCTGCGAAGTCTAGGGTTACAGAAACAGCTGAAACCTTGTTAATGCCCGCAGCAACGTGTGCCGCGCCAGTACCAAGATTATAGCCTTTACCGTCATTATAAGTAGCCATGATCGTCTCTCCTTATACGCTGACAACCATAGTTGCGAGAGCTTCTGGCTTAACTACTTGATAGCCATAAACTTGCAAACCACGGATAATGTTGCCGAAAGTTGTCTCTGAACGGATGGTTTCCATATTTGTCATCTGAGATGCAAAAGTGAAGCCCATCTTATGACCAGCAATACAGCTGAACTCAGCACCTGACTTGTACAGGTTGTGAGACACATAGACTGTAAAACGGTCAATCATGCCAAGACGACCATTGCGGAGTGGAGACTGGCTGTCACCAGTGATAGACGCGTCTTTCAAGTCAGATTGCTTGATAAGACCAGCCATCTTCGCTGGAATAACAAGGAAACGATCCTGCTCAGGACAGTTAGCCTCGTCCAACACAGTACCCGCATCAACAATAGAGTCGATGACATTGGTCTTTGTCAGAGATAGTGGAGTACCAGCTACACCCAAGTTTAGGTTGCCGGAGATGCGACCAGCTGCTGCGCCTTTGTTATTTGCGCTAACGCCAGGCAACAGATCAGTCAACACGCGCTGGTCAATCTTGATCTTCATACGCTCAGAAGCGTCTTTAGACCACTGATCCATCAGTGCGATGTCAGACTGAACTTGGTCAACGTCGTCTTCAACGCAAGCGAAGTATTCGCCTTTGTCGATTACGAGCTGCAGCTTAGCCTTGTCAGGATTCTCGACTGCAAGAGTCTGACCCTTAACGTAGGTTTTGACGGTGATTTCCGGAGTAGTACGGATATTAACCGTATCACCCATGTTACGAATCTCACCTTCGTAGTCAGTGTTAGAGATTGCGGACAGGACAGTCGCATCGTAGAAATTCTCGATGAGTTTGCCCGACCAAATCTCAGGGATAAAATTGCCGGAATAGTCCGGACGACCTGATGATACTGCAAAAGCCATGATAGCCTCCTTCTAATTATGCAGTGACTATGCGACCTTCTCGCTGGGCTGCGAAAATGTCACGTTCTATTCGGCCACGCTCATCCTCACGGCCTTTGTATTTACCTTTGCGGACAGCTTCAAAGAATCCTTTGATGTCATCCGGTGAATACGTTTGGCTCTCACTAGGAACTCCAGCCCCACCTGAGCGACCCCGCCCCGGCGAAACTTGTTTTTCCAACTGAGAAGTCTGAGCCTTCCGACTGGTTTGAGCAACTGACCTACCATTTGCCTGCGCCCACGAATCAAAGAAACTAGCCACACGAGACGCATCCAGATTTGCTTGCGCATCCTCTAGATATGTCTGACGACTAATGCCCGTCAATGGATCAATCTCTAACAACCAAGACTGGAAGCCTTCGCTATCATTGATCTCGTTCCAATCAGGAACTCGTTGAGCCAGAGTAGCCCAAAACGATTGCTCGTTACTTTGTGCCTGCCTGTGCGTAATCTGCTGTACCTGAGGTACTACGCTGGCCTGCATCTCACGAAGCTGTCTCTCTAACGCTGCTACACGGGAATTAGCCTGTGAGACTTCTTCTCGTGCGGCGCGTCGCATAACCTCAATAGAATCACCATACTCTTGCATGTCAGCGTCAGTAATTAGCTTCTGATCAACTGATATATCCGCAACAGGCTGGTTAGACATTGTGCTAAGCAACTCTTCCATTTGAGAAACACGGGACGACAACTCTCGGTTCTTCGCATTTAAGCGAGGGACTTCAGCGTTGTACATACCCTGCAAAGTTTTGTACTTCTGTTCCCACGAATCTTTCTTCTGGGTGTCTACTGATCCTTGCTCCTCGGTAGTAGACTGAGGTGCTTGCTCTTCTACACTGTCGGCAACAGTTTCCTCCACATCGTTATCAACAGCCTCTTTATTCTCGCCGTTGAGTTCTTTGTAAAGTTCTTGTACTGCCTCAGACTGCATCTGAACTTGCTTTGGTATCGCCATGTTGAACGCTCCTATCGGTGTGCGTAATTAGCAGCTGTCATTTTGACTTTGCCGCCAGATCAGGGGACTCTGTTATTAGCTTTGAAAGCTCCATCAAAACCTGACACCGCCCCTGTGCAAGTGCCATGTTTTGTGTGACATTAGGTAGCTGCGTAAGCTCATGTGCGCACCATCCCTGTAACCACTCTAGGGCCTCAGGGTATTGGTGTGCTACTTGTGCTAGCGCCTTAATAACTTCTGGAGATGGCCGGATCATCCTGCACCCCCAGTGTCACGGTTACTAACTGTGTTGCCATCCTGCCCACCTTTGGGAGAACCATCTGGCTGTGTGGGTGCTCCACCGGCGGCTTGTTCGGCTTTAGCGGCCTCAAGCTGTTGGCGAGCAGCTGCACGAGTCAGATAACGCTCTTTTTCCCTAGACGGGATGATGTCATCCACAGGCATTTGCAACCCTTTAGCCACCTCGCGAAGAATCGCTGCGCGGCCATCCACTCCAACGATATTCATATCAATCTCGTTGGCAGTTGCGTTGAGGAACTCGAGCCTACGGACGTTTACAGTTTCCTTGACAGCCAAGTTCACTGCGCCCTTAGGCATAATCTCTACATCACCTTTGATCGTCTCGTCTTCGTCGTACCGCATGTTGTACACAAATTGACGATGAACAATAGGTTTAATTACGTCGTTATCAATGTGCATAACGACTTGTCGTATACCTTTACCGGCTGAACCCATAAGCATAGACAGGCCGGACGCTGTACGTCCTGCGCCCTGTACATTTAGGTCGCCGTAGACATATGAAGGAATACCTGAATGATCGTCTGCTAGTTTGCTAAACTTGTCGTACACGCCCATTAGTGTGTTCGCGTTGTCGTCAGGCTGAGTAAAGCGTACAGCAGGCGAACTAGACCCCAACGGGTCGTTAGTTACTTGCCAGATTTTCCAAGGATGAAGTTGCGTAATGTCTTCATTTGGCGGGATACGCTCAAGGTTAACTTCAACTTGAGGGCCACTAGAGATACCCATGTTGTTAACCAGAGCACGCGCAGCCGCGTTACAAACGTTCTGCAAATCCTCAATAATTTCTGGTATACCTTTACCCCAAAAAGCACCGGGGGACTTGATAAAAGACGTTTTAGCATAAGGCTTTTCTCCTAGCGGATCGTAGTTCAAGATTGCCTTAATTACATAATTGCCTACGACCCACACATTAGCGTCGTACTCACGAGCCTCGTCTTCGATCTCATCTTCCGTGAGACCCCACTCAATAAGCATTTTGCCTGTTACTTTACCCCAGAACTCCAGTGCGTCGAACACTTCAGTGGGGCGGTTAAAGGTGTGGAACTTACGTTCCTGCTCGTCTTTGACTAGCTCTACATCTTCGCTAATCCAAGATGACCCATTACCAATCTCCAAAACTTTGCGGATAGCTGCATCATCATAGCCGGGAACACCAATAAGATCAGCCAACTCAGTACGGCTAAGAGGGTGATGCTCAAATATGTACCCATCGTTAATATTGCTAATCCCAGGCTCAGGATAAATTCTGAACGGGTCAATACGCTCGTACTCGGGTGCAATGATTTCATCAGCTTGTACGGTAGTCTTACCATCTGCGTCTTGCGTCCAGCCCAGCTTGCGCTGACGGCGTACAATTGGCCCTTTAACAAAAGCACAGGGGTAAGTAACTAGGTCAGTAATAAATTCGTTGAAGGAATCAGCCCAGCCGCCTTGGGCAAACTGGTCAGAAATCTTAACCTTCATCTTACGCGCACGATTATCCGCAGCTTCTAGCAGCTTAAACCGATAATCTTGAGCTACCATCTCCTTAAGCTCGATCATTTCATCGGGCGAAGGCGCTCGACCTTCTTCCTCAACCATGCGAACAACCTGCGCTGCGTAAGCGTTTTGCAACTCATTTGTCTGCTGGGGCGAAAGATCAGGGATAGGAGTAGGCTGTAAATCCCAAGGGGGAGTACCTGAGTCCAGAAGAATATCCCGCAGCCAGCTTTCGGCAGCGCGGCACTTAACTTCTGTAATCATCATATAAATATCAGACCCGCCTTGAGTGTGAATCTGCTTTAACTTATCAGCTTCGTATTCGCCGTTACGCTGACGCAAAGCTCTAAGCATAATATTTTCAATAGGCTTCTTAGCCTGCCGCGAAGCATCCCAGCAAGCTCGTAAGTGAGCGGCCAGTCCTAAGACAACGCTGTCGTTCTGACGCGCCGCAAGCTCTTTATCAAGCGCTTCTTTTTCGCGCCTGCGCATTGTTGCGTTGTCTACTACCCGTAACATCAGTCAAAAATCTCCTGATACCAAGGTTTGTTCGCCTTTGTCTTTGTATCGTATTGAAGTTGCGGTTTTGGCGCCGCAGGTTTAACAACCTTTTGGTAAGTCTTACTAGATTTTACTACTTTTTGCGGTGTTTTGGCTTGTGCTGAACCTGCGCCAAACAAATAGCCTTTAGCTTCCTGAATCAATTTAGGGAAAGGATTATTATTAAACCCGCCTATTTTATTGTAGTCACTCATCGTACTTCGCCTTTACAAATGAACCACCTGAGTAATTGCTTTTTTCCTGCACAGGCAGCTCAATAGGGCCGCCGTCTTTCATAACTTTACGATCTGACTCTTCTAGTTTAGCCAAGTCTTTCATCTTGACAACTGTTTCTTCGTCATTTTTGTCGGAGTATACATACCCACCATCTTTATACTCGCGGCGCTGCATTGTGATTTTTGCGTAAGGTTTACCTTGCCCACAGTTCATAATCATACTCCAACAAATTTGTCATATCTTAATTTATACATGGCAACAAGTATACACGCAAGTACGAAAAAACCCCCCACCGGGGCAAGCGGTGAGGGGCAGGTTGGTTGGTAACCAAGAAGGAATGTCGAGATGACTCCATAAATGTATCAAGTCCAGCCTGCCGCCGCAACCCTTTTGACTTCTCTGCGTTGCGATATAATCGCCCCCTCGCCAGCTGTAGCAACGTGCATCATAAAATATTGTAGCGCTTCAGCAACGTGGGAGTGCTTGTTTTTCTCAATGGTTCCGTTTTTATGGTGGAACCTGTACCCGCCCATCATAGCAGCTTTAAGCTGCGAACATTTTGGGTCAAGTAAAAAAGCGCTATCACCATCAACATGACGCATAAGGTAATCGTCCACTGCGGAAAGACGAGCCGATACGTTGTTGGTTTTAGCAGGGATAACGCGGAAACCTTCAGCTTTTATTATATCAACAGCGCTGCGTTCATCGGTCTGCGCCCGCTGGACACCCGCTGGGTCTGTGACAACAAGTATTGGTGCGCCACTAAACCGTTCGTAGACCATAGGTTTGAGAATGGTGCGGACGAAACGCTGTATCCCCATGTCAAAGGAAACCGCCTCATCAAGGATAAGCACTCGCCCGCGAGCGTCTTGTTGCCCTATAACTGCTGCCGGTGTCAACCCCAAATCCATACCGACAACAATAGGCCGAACACCATTGATAATGGGACGCAGTGTTTCATCAGCCATGTGGTAATCCGGCCTAAAGTATTTGTAGACGGGCTGTCCTGCAGAGCTGAGTCCGTACTCTCCGTCAATAAAGACCCTGATATATTCTTCGCTGCGCCCTTGGGTGTCATAATATCCATCTGGTAGATTCTCCACGTTTTCTGCGTGAACACTACGCCCAGACGGCTGCTTAAACACATCCCACCCGTTGTCGTTGTAACTAACGCCATCTTTAGGGTCTAGGTGCTCCATCTGGTAATACCACCAAGTGTCCATAGTTGGAGGGTTGGTATCGCCCCACATTCCGTGCCACGTTGGGCCTCCGTCCTTTTTGGAAGGAAAACGCCCAATACGTTTAGACATTGCGTCCACAATTTCAGGGTGGATGTCTCTACACTCGTTAAACCACGCGAACGTAAGCTCCAATGAGTTCAGGTTCGCCACATCATCCGCGTCGTCCAATGCGCGGAACATGATCTCGCACTCTACGTCTCCGACTTTGAAGAAGTAGGTTTTGGTTGTACGCATGTAGTCCCCGCAGACTCCGGGCGGGAACCAATCGAGGAAGGTTTTGATCGTTGTATCCTGTAGCTGACGCGCCGTCTCGCGGACAATTGCCGCACGCGATTTGCGAATCCCTTGGTCATTTGGCTCCTGCATGGTTGCGCGGCGCACAACTTCAAACGAACAGGTAACAGATTTACCCGACCCAACCGGCCCCATCAGTACGCGCATAGGTGCGTCTGAGTGCATAAACTTCCCGCCTGTGCGCGGTGGCGTATAGTTAATGTCCAGAGCCAAAGAAATTCCCTCGTTTTTGGTTCATATAGCTACGATCAGTACGCGACGGTTTAGACTGCTCAAAGTAAATTAAGTCGTCCCACATAAGTATGAGATGGATGGCAAACTCTTCCACCGTCATACTAACGGCAGATTTACCCCGGCCACCCTGCTTTATTGATTGCGTCTTCGTATTCATCGTCCGCCAATATCTTATCTACATCGTCTAGCAGAATAATTGCGTATGTCTGCTCTACATTTTTACCCTTCAAAATTTTTTGCTTGTGCTGAATCTCTAAGCTGACCATCAGTGCCGATACCCTCTCACACTCTTCCAGCGTCGAGAAGGTGGCCATCTTCTGACTCTCGTACGTCTTCGTAAACTTCGTCAGCAGGTTCTGCGTCAATGACAGTCGCTGCGTGGTCTTGACCTCCGAGGTTAATTGTAATTTTAACTCCGCCACCGGCGCCCTCCGTATTTATCTCGTTCTTAGGCTCCAGCCCGCCCCACTTTACAGTGGACTTAATCAAGTCCGCTTTTACCGCAGGAGATACATCAGGGCTGTGGATCAACGTCCAACTTGTTGTCAGCAGTTCTTCCGCCTGTGCCCGGGCCTTGAGCTTGAACGTCATACCCTTCTCACGGATTTCGTCGCGGTACGACTCCACTTTCTTGAGGAAGATATTGTCCTTGTTAAAGATAATAAGGTCAGACGCAGAAATAGCGTGCCGAGTCTTAACCTCGTCTAACGTCTCGCCGCTGCCCTCCAACATCAATGCGACATCGAAAGCCAAACGGTCAGACCACTTCGTATGTTTCAAAGGTAGTGTGTCCATAGCCTGACTGTATTACCTAGATTACGGGTATGTCAAGCAGGCGTGTGCACACAAAACTTTACACGTTCCTTTTTTGGGGTCTTGCTTTGAGAGGTTTACTTATATGGGGGCGGGGGGTCGCGGCGCAGTCCATGTGCCCCCCCTGTGTGCCTGTGTGGTGTTGGCTCGCCCGCGCGATAGGCAAGGCATAACCCCTCTAAAACCCCCCAGAAATCGGGCATACTTTACATTTAGGTCAATCTTTGGTCTAGTAGAAAGCGTCGAAGGGACGACCCCTTTGACAGGCGGAAGCGGGGCTTCCCACACCCGCCACGCTCTTTGACAATGTGGGTATAACTGGAGAACTAGATATGTCTAGAATCTTTGAAGGTAATGTCTCGATTGTCGAGAACACCAAAGGCGAAATTGCTCTTAAGCGTGACGCTGATGGGTCTTGGAACCACGAAAACGCTGAAGCGTTATACGCCAAAGCGATGGAGTTAGCCAAGAAATTGAAGAAACCGCTTCACAAGTGGTCATTCTTCAAAGCCGACGGAGGCAAGGATGTTCTGCTCATGGCAGACCGATACGGGAACCCTCGCATCACCATCCTTCCACCACAAGGTGACAAGGCGAACAAAGCCAAAATCACCAAGCTAGCCTAACCGCTAGCAACCCGAGGGGAGCTTCGGCTCCCCTCACCTTTAACTCTCGAACTGGAGGTAACTATGAAAGTCGAGAAAATCAGACGCTACTGCGTCAACTGGGTAGAGTTCGGCACACTCTACTTCCGCTGGTATAAGACTGAAGCCGGAGCCAAAAACTTCGCCAACAGCCTGATACTGGACGGGGTTCCAGCCACCGAAGTATCGGTCTGGATGAAGTAACGGGAAGGGGAGCTTCGGCTCCCCGACCTTCTCTTAACAAACTGGAGTGTAAACTATGAAAGTAATCGGAGCAATACTAGGTCTGTGTGGGTTCATCTTAATGATGGGCGCGGTTGGAGCCGTCGAGGTTGACCACTCGATACAAGGATTAGAGTTAGTGATGTGGTTTTGCATCAGCCTTATAGGTTTGCTTACAACATTCACTGGGATACTAATCGCTGGAGGATTCAACGAGTAACGGGAGGGGGCGAAAGCCCCTTTCTTTTTGCCTGTAAAGTTTGCTTTTTATTTTAGTTATATATAACTCCCATACTTCGGGGGGTTTTGGCACGCATAATCCACGCGTATATACTGCCGCTTCATACGATTACTGTAAAGTTATGCTTGAAACCATACAGTCGGGGGGTTTACACCACACTATCTAGGGTATCTAACTCATACTTGACACAATTTATAGAGATTTAGATAGCGAAAGTTTACATTGTTTGTCCATAAACTTCAGTAAACACAAGGCTTTACACCATATCTGTATACTTTAACTATCTAAACTATCTAAAATATCTATAAAAAATACATACATCACGCTCCAAAACTAATTACATCAGCAAAATCATACTTTGCGCGTAACACCACATTACCAAGAAATCTTTAGATAGTTTAGATACCTGACCGTAAAGCCTTGAAACCGTTGAGATTTTTTTATACATTCTGTCTATCTAGTGACAACATATTCTCAGATACCTTGAGATGTTTTTAGATAGTCTTAGATTACTTTACACTGGCGCTTTCTCTATGAACGGGGGCAAACTTGACAATCGGGCGGCGCTCGGCGAAACTGCTCGGGCTTCGGCGGGATTGTTTATTTACAATCCTTCCTAAGTAAATTTCAATCAACTCTTAAGGAGCTATATCATGGCTAAGATTTATGAAGGTAATGTATCTGTATTCAAGAACTCTAAGGATAAGATTGTTGTAAAGTCTGATCCTGAAGGTCAGTTCAATGCAGAGAATGTCAATGACTTGGTTAAGACCATGACTGACATCGGTAAACGTGAGAAGTGTGAAGTAAACTTCTTCATCCCTGAAGGTAACTTCGGTGACAAGGGTATTACACCAATGCTCTTAGCAAACCGTTGGGGTCAACCCTATGTAGCACTGTTACCAGAGCGTAGTGGTGGTGCTACTCGTAAAGCCCCTGTAAAACTTGCTTAACTCAAATGGGAGTGCGGTATCTACTGCACTCCCTAAACCTGTTTGTGTCAAATGTGGAGGATATGAAGCATGACAGACTACAACTTTACATGTGTTCGTTGTCATGGTGAGGTTCATCCTCACCGTGCAGCATTAGGTTTCAATACCTGCACTGTCTGTGGGGAGGTTATAGCACGAGAGCGTAAGCACTGTGTCGTGCCTCTTCATAAATCTAATTACATTGTTGTTACTGATCGGAAGGATTTGGTTGGTATCAACAGCAAGGGAGGTTTAGTCAAGTGAAAGTAACCGTTGTGTTTGAGTTCGATGAGATTGCTGATGTCAGTGGGACTGAGGCTGATGCTGTAATCGAACTGATTAACCATGCTTGCTTCCGATGGGACTCGGAAGTTGGTGCGTCCCGTGTATATATTGATGATGCTTATAAGGAGGAGACACTTCAATGAAACTT